GCTGGATAACATTTCTTTAAAGTGTGCGGTTGCTCTGTCAATAGCCTTTGTCATATCTTCTTCCTTTTATTAATATGTTTATTAATGGCTGGCTGAACAATACCTCTACGGTTTTGTCTACTACTTCCTTTATCAAGGAATGTGATATAAGGAACACTATTGCTGATAATCTTACCTGAATAATATCTCTTATATTTGGGGGTGTATCGCCATCCACGTTGTGCTCTACCAGTTCTAACTGGTGTGAGTTCTTTGATATCATCTTTGATATCTTCTAATAGGTTGTCGATGGCAATTACAATACTGCTGTCAATATGATTAATTACGTCATTTGCTTTAGTAAATGTTGCCATCGACTCCCCCCATTAGTTATTAGGTGTCTTCACTATAACTTAGTGGTCCTGTGCCTTCGAATGCCATTGAATATTCAACAGCACCGTCGAAACTTGCACTTCTTGAAATGCTTGTTACGATTGCACTACCATTGTAGTAAAGTTTACCTGTGCCTTCGCCTTCTGGATAAAGTTCGAAGTCAATAGTGTCACCCGCTTGGATCACCGGTGGTGTTCCAGTTGAGTGGTTAAGTTTTGCGTCAGTGTTGTCCCAATAACCGTCGATTGTTCCGCTGAATGCTGTAAATGTAGATAGGATTTCACGTGCTGATCCAGTTGAGCTCATAGATGTTACGTCTAATGTCTCTGCTGTTTCCTCAAGTGAGAAACTAGTAACATTCAGAATTTCAGCAGGTGTTCCGCCAGTTGTATCAAGTTTTACAACACCGTCGATTCCCTTCTGTTCCGCCATGTTTTTTCTCCTAGGATTATGGCGTGACTACTGTCACATTATGACACTCTTATGGAGTGCCTCTTTCATAAAAATACCTTACCGTGAGCACCATCACCGCTTGTCCATATGGTGCGCTCTCTGCTATCTCACGAATACTTACCTCTGACACTTGACAGTCAAAGCAATTTCCATTTAGTGTAGGGTCTAAATCAAGTTGTGTTTCTATTGCATCAATAATGGTGTTACGAGACTGATCTCTATTAGCACCATATACATTAACATTTAGAAGCACTTCTAAATCGCTGACTCTACGAGGTGTCCCACCAACACTTGCGTGACTGCGAGTTTCATTCGCTGTCTCTACAAGAACGTGTGGGAAACTTGGAACTGCCAATTCTTCAAGTGCTTTTGGTTCTCTTGTAACCGTTTGGACACCAGTAGCATTACCAATTTGTGTAACGATTTCTGATACGATATCTTCTCTCTTACTCATCTATATAACCTATCCTGATGTGCCTCAAAGTATTCGCTATCCTCTACAACACTGTCATTATCAGCGTCATACTGGATACCACGACCAAACTCTGCGGCCATTTCTTCAGCATATCTTGTTTTATAGTGTTTCATTTGTAATTGAAAACTATCTTCATCACGGAATGGAGAAAGACGTGGCATAATATAATCAGCGAGTGCTTTATACATTGTTGCTCTCTTCCACTGTGCATCAGTTAGCAAAGCGGCGTCAAAGCGTGTATTACCATCACCTTTTCTAAAACCACGTTTTAACCATTCGACTTCAATGTCTCTCTTAACATCTGCTTCCGCTTCTGTAAGTTCGTCAGTGAAGTCCGTCTCACCGTGATTGAAGATACTTGGTAATAGTGTTGTTAAATCACTGTTTGTTGCATATGCCATTGTCTTTCTCCTGTTCTACATTAAGCCTTATGCTACGTCGTATAGACGGCAAGCACGAGCTGCGTCGACTAGACCAACACCAGCATGAAGATTTCCGACAACAGTGTTGCCAACTGCTTCTGGACGTCTGCCAATCTCGATGTCGATATTTTTGAACATACCAATACGGAATGCGTCACCAGCAAAGATTGTGCCCTGGTTAGCAGTCATGTAAGATGAAGTGATGAAGCGAACGCCACCAACTACACCTAGGTCAGCGTTCTGAAGAGCGTTGCCCTGGAAGTTAGAACCTGCATAAGCGGCTGTGCCGATGTTCTTAAGTAGGTTTGTAGCCATTGCTGGAGAAAGAACACCAAATAGTGGGCCCATTTCGCCGGCTGTGCGGATTGTTTCAACTGCTTCAAGGATGAAGTCAAGTGATACTGTGCCTGCTGTGTCAATTTCGTTAGTGATTGTAGCACTTTCGAGTTGTGCAGCAACGTCTTCGTCAAACTTAGCAGAAACACCGTTTCCGAGGATTCTACCAATGTCACTAGGATCGATTCCGCCTAGGTCACGTAGGACTGTGCGAGCAGCATAAATTGCCGCTGGGATAGATACTGCTGTATCTGTTACAACTGAGTTAGCAATGTCGTCTTGTGACTCGCTTGTTAATTTAGTTGCTGTTACAGAACCCATTAGTGGGACCTGTAGACTTGCAGAACCTGCTGGGATATTCACTACAGGAATAATTTCACCACCAAGGAACTGACTTGCTTCATGTGCTGCATAAACTGTAGCAGCTTTCAATGGAACTACCATTGACTCTAAGTTAAATGAACTATTGTAAGCCATTATATTTTCCTCTCAATAATAATTAGATCTTACCTTCTTGTTTCCATTTCTTATAGATTTCTCTATGATCTGGACGGGATAGATCTAATGATTCAAGACCAGTAACTTCTGTTCTGGTTGTGTCTGTGTTGCCTTGCGAACCACTGCCTGACGGCCCCGCTACGCGGTAATATGTGTTAGTGTTAAGAAACTCTTCTGTTAGTTCATCAACATTCATAGGGTCTGCTGAATCATTATAACGGATGTTTCCTTCACTATCTACAACGTTAACGACACCATTGGCGTCAAGTCTAACGTGTTTCTTTAACAGTTGTGCGATGTGTTCTGGGTTTACACTGCCTGCTTTGCTGGCACTATTGATTAGGGCACCATCAACCTTAATCTTTTCCAGTTCACCTCTAAGCACAGTAACCTCTTCATCTGCCTTGGCTTTGGTCTGTTTTAACAGTTTTTCGAACTCCTGACGTTTCATCATTTGTTCTTCTTCTTGCTGTTGGCGAAGAGTTTTTAGTTCTTTGTATTCGTCAACGTCAACTTCGCTATAACGCTTGTTAACTTGGCTAATACGTTTAGCAACAATTTCATTCACCTGTTCTTGGGTGAAGACTTTATCCTGATTTGTGTTTACCTCTTCAGAAACAGATTCAGTAACTGTTTCTTGAGTTTCTACCATGTTTTCTTGCATGTCAAGTATCCTTTTTGAATATGGGGGTTATTCACTAACCGTTGTATTTATAGAGCCCATTGAGTGCTCCATTTTAATATTATCTTTGATCCTCTGTGCTTCACTGGGATCTTCAACAATTAAATCTACGATGTCCTTGTGGACATATTCCTGGAACATATCGTGTGGCACTGTTTC